AGAACACGGGCAAATGGTGTTTTTGATAAGAATATGTATAATGAAACTGTTTGTATAACTAGAGGTTTAGATTTGATCCAGGCTGTAGCAAATTATGAAGATAGTGGCACTACTTCTGAAACTACAGTTAAATCTCAAGAATTCGCTATAACTGGCGCTACTGGAATATTTAAAAATTTCAAAAAGCTTGTAATAAATTATTTTAATGATGAAAAACCATTTGAGGGTAAGGGAAAAGTCCGGACTGTTCTATTTTCTACTCATTAATTATTTGTAGGAATTATGGAAAAAGTATTCAGGATAATATTATGTGCGAGGAGGGCTTCATATTTATGAAAGAATATGTATTTTATTTAGTACTTAATATATTTTTATTTTTTTGTAAAAAATAATTATACATAAATTTAAAATATAATTAATAATATAAAATGGGTTATATATACAAAATAAAAAATTTAATAACAAATAAATGTTATATTGGCGAAACAAAAAAATCAAATCCTTTATTAAGATGGAATGAACATAAAAGTAAAATTCAAAAAAATATTGGTTGTCCTGCTCTTCAAGATGCTGTAAAAAAATATGGTATTGAAAATTTTACGTTTACAGTATTAATTATCTGTTTTGATGAAGATAGATATAAATATGAAATGGATTATATAAAAAAATATAACACAATGGCACCAAATGGATATAATTTATCTTCAGGAGGAGAAGGAGGAGGATTTTATGGAAAAAAACATAGTCAAGAAACTATAAATAAAATAAGTCAATTAATGAAAAATAGATATTTAGAAAATCCAGATCTTAAAAATGAAGTATCAATTAGAAATAAAATAATAATGAATAATGAAGGCGTTAAAGAAAAAATAAAAAATGGAATGAAAACCTCAGAAAAATGGAAAAATGCGGTGAAGGTGAACAAACGAAAAAATCAAACTGAAGAAACAAAGACAAAAATAAAGGAAATAGTCACTACATATTTTAATAACAATGATAATATAACAAAACATAGAAATATAATGTCAACTGTATTAGGAAAAAAAGTAATTCAATATAGTATACATAATGAAATAATTAAGAAATATGAAAGCATCAATGAAGCTTCAAGGCAAACTGGAATACCTAAATCAACAATTGGAAAAGTAATAAGACAAGGTACATATATTGCTGGCAATTTTATATGGAAAAAAGAATAATAAAATTATATAATAAAATTTTATTATTAAATACATAGGCAGGGATTTGAACCCTGGAAGCATTACGCACAAGATCTTAAGCCTTGCCTCTTTGACCACTCGAGAACCCATGTTTTATTTATTTTTCATTTGGTTTTTTATTGCGTTTTCATTCAGTTGTTAACACTTTATTTGGTCACCTTTAAACTTCGTTTTTATTTAGTCGTTAACACTTTAAGCAGTGGCGGCAGCAGCAGCAGCAACGGCAGCAGCACTCTTAGCGAAGTGAGGACTCATATATCTCTGGAGGTTGAAATAAGTGAGCTCATCGGTCTTCTTGAGCTTCAAGAGGGACTGGAGCTTGGCATCAGGGTTAATCTTGCGACCATTGTCCTTGTCCTGGAGATTGTGACTGCGGATGTACTTGTTAATCTCGCGAGTCACATCAGTGCGGGCCATCTCGCTGCCAGTGGGCTTCTCCAAAAACTTAGCAAGCTCATCGGAAATCTTGGTGGGCTTAACAAAGCCAGAGGGCTGACGGTTGCCAGTCTTCCTCTTTCCCTTCTTGGATGCCTTCTGAGCAGCCTTGAGGTCCTTGGTCCACTGTCTCTCCATAGACTTGTACTCAGTCTTAAGAGAGGCAATTAGGGAACCAAGCTGGTTGAGCTTAGCAGAAAACTCAGCGGACTTAGCAGCGATAGCGGCCTCAACATCCTCAACAGCGGGGGTAACAGCAGTAGCATCATCAACGGCACTTGCGGTAGTAGTGGTGGTCTCAACCTTGACCTCAACGGGCTTGGGCTCAGCAACCTTCTTGACGGCCTTGGCCTTAGGTGCCTTTGCCTCAACGGCGACAGCGGGACTAGTAGTAGGGGCAGCAGTAATGGTCTCAGCGACCTCAGTGGAGTTCTTCTTTACCTGTTTGGGCATCTTATTATACTATACTACATCAAGTTCTTTTTAAATGGTTTAGCGCTTAATATATATTATTTACAATAATTGAAATAAATTCTGATTGAATAAGGTCTGGAATGTAAAAATATGGGATAAAAATGCGTTTTTGAACGAATACATAAATATATAAATGAAATTTATAATGTACAAATGAAAAATGATCTCCTAAATATTTGAAATTATATGGATTTTAATTAAATTTTTATTAAATTTAATTAAATTTGTTAGTTTATTTTTATTTATAACTGTTAGTTCTTTCTTTACGGTTGAATGTAATTGAGTGCCTGATACAACCAAGGTAACGCTGTTGCTGCTTCCACACTTACTAAAGTGAGCGCACCCAAAACATAATAAGCGCCTAAACTTTTACTATCACGATTTACACCTGTATTCACAAACTTTTCTAAAACTTCCAATACATATTTTCTGATATCATCTAAATTATCACTATGTTGTAATTGACTAAAACTTGATAAGCGTCCAAATGGGTTTCCGACTGGTGGGCAAATTTCGCGCTTAATGTCCTCGGATAAGTTTGCTCTATACGCCCAAATATCAATTAATTCTCTTATTAATCTGCCCAACTGATTGCGGTTCAAATTCAGAAACCATTTTGAGTCTGAATAATTTCCTAAAGCATCAATATTTTGGAATAGCGCTAATATTCTTAATTCAAGTGACTTTTTACAAGACACTTCCAATGTTATGTCTTTTATCTCGGTACAAATTTGTATTTTAAAAAGCTTACTTAGTCTTAGTAACAGCTTTAAATTGTCTATTACTTTACTGCTAATTGGATGTCTGTTATACGGATTTCTTATTACACCATTGCATTTATAAACCAGGTTGTAAATTGACAACAAATCAAAGCCATAAATGAACCCATCTTCGTCTTTGAAACTGAAAAATTGTTCTATTGGCAAATCATTAAGTTCGTCCATTGAATAAAAATCAGTGTCATTGGTACATAAGGCACGTTTTTTTGCTGCCGGGCCGTGGCAATTATTATATCGGCGACGCAAATGACCTCTAAACCTTTTTTGAACTTTTAATATGGCGTGTGACAAAAATAGAAATGAAAATAGACGGGATACCAATTGCGGTTTATTACCAGTTACTTTTAACTTGTAATTTTTTGCGATTGTCTTTAATTGACTAACACTGTAATTGTTTTTATACAGTAAGGTGTATTCATTAAACTTTGGAATACTAATATCATCATCATTGATCTTCTCTTTCACTTTAAAAGATGGTATTTTGTCAGCGCATTTATTTGATATAATATCAATGTATTCATCCATTTTATCTTGTTTTTCTATTTTTTCTATTTTTTGGTTGTTTTGAACGATTGTATTCGTATTTATATTTGTATTCATAATTGTATTCGTAATATATTATATATAGGAAATCTTTTTGTATTGTTTTTTACTAAATATTATATCATTGAACTAACAAAATTAGGTTTTATTTTAATTTGTAACTGATAAATGACGTTACAAAAAATAATTTGGTTGTTAAAGGGGGTCTTCCTAGCCGATTTATTTGTTTTAAAAAAAATTGATTTAAAGATAAAGTACATAAATATAATTATAAATAGATAGAATGGCTGACGCGATCATTGACGGAACTAATATTAATACTGAGTGCTTCTCTTACTCTGCGCCTAAGGCACACGAGTCTGGTGGCAAGGTTGTAAACGTTTATAATAAATATTTTAAGGAGTCTCTTACGATTTCAAGTCCTCTTATATTGACTTGGGGTGCGCAAGAGGGTGTTGATACGACAAAGAAGCCTACCGGAAAGTACACTATGAGTCTTCAATTTCCAAGTTCTGACTTTCCTAATGCGGATTGCGAGGCTTTCTTGAGAAGTATGCGTGCTTTGGAGGCTAAGATCAAGGCTGATGCGATTGCGAATTCTAAGGAGTGGTTTGGAAAGGTTATTACCAATCCTGAGATCATTGATGAGAAGTTCAACGTGATGCTCAGACATCCCAAGTTTAAGGGTACTCAAGAGCCTGATGTCAGTAAGTCGCCTACTCTTACTGTTAAGGTGCCTTGCTGGAAGGGTGTTTGGAAGTCTGAGATTTATGACGAGGAGGGTGAGCCTTTGTATGTAAGTGGCAAGACTTCTAGTTCTATGTCACCTCTTGATTTCTTAAAGCCCAAGACTCACGTGATTTGCTTGATTCAATGCGGTGGTATCTGGTTTGTAAATGGCAAGTTCTCTATTACTTGGAATTTGAAGCAGGCTATTGTCCAGAAGCCTAAGGTGTCTATGGAGGGACATTGCTTCATCAAGTTGAAGACTGCTGATAAGGAGAAGTTGAAGGCACTGCCTCCTGTTGAGCACGATGACATTGACCCGGATGGAGCTGTTGCGACGATTGTTGAGGACTCAGATGAGGAAGAGGAGGAGGCGCCTCCTGTAGTTGTAAAGGCTCCTGTAGTTGAGGTTGAAAAGCCTGTTGTTGTAGAAAAGGTTGAGGAACCGGCTAAGAAGAAGATTGTCAGGAAGAAGACTGACGCATAAAATGATTTATCATTGAGTGATTTAAAGCTTTAAGAAGCGACTAAAATAAAAATATAAAAATGTATATGTTTTATATAATTTAATTAATTAATTTAAAAAATAAAATATGATAATCAATTAAGATTATCATATTTTTTCCATTTGTTTTATAAGTCAATAATAAAATACTTATTTATTGAATTATTATTGAAACCGGATCGTAATAATAATGTCACCTTTGCTACTAACATCATATACATCATCCTCTATAATTTTAGGTATACCTTGACCTTTGAAAACATAGGTTTGTTCTTGTTTTATATATAATTTATTCAAAGGGATCTGAATAGTTCGTTTGCCAATTTGTATTGTTAAAAATGATTCAGAAATCATCATCTCTTTTTCAAAAGGAACTAACAAATTGTAAAATAAATTATTGTTTTCATCCAGTGTCATTTTTTCAGGCAACTCGGGCTTACATAACACGATAATATCATTACCCATTGTGTCGTCAAAATACATTTCATTGTGCCAAAGTGGAACCAAAAATAGCAGCTTATTTATATACAGTTTGTATATATTGCTGTCCAATAAATCATCTATACTTGGATTCAATACATAAACACTATCATTTTTATACTTCTCTTTAATCAATGAACTAACAAGTTCCAAGGTTTCATTGTCAATATGTAATATTGACTTGTATTTACACAAGAAACTGTATAGTTCAATTGATTTATCCTTATCTAGATCGTCTATGAGTTTTAACGAAATTACTTTGGTTCCATTTATTACAATATCTTTTATAATCTTGGTTAAGACCTCTTTCATTATTGGTGATTCGGTAGTTGTCTTCATTATATTGGAAATGAAAACGGATAACAATGAAGTATACATATTTTTATCATCTTTGGAATCAGATGAACTAACAAAATCGGTAAAACTGGAATCATTGTTGGTTGTTAGTTCCTTTAATTCTTTAATCAAATAAGTATAGGCTTCATTGATTCGTTGGAATTTCTTTGTTGCTTCAATTGTATTACCCCTTTTATCCGGATGCCATTTCAACGCCATCTTATGATATTTTCGTTTTACATATTCAGCTGTTAAATTTGTTAGTTTGATGTCTTTTATATCTAACAAATCCAAAGCTATTTTAATATTCATTGGTTCATCATCATCTTTATTGTCATTATTTTCTTTTTTATTTGTATCCATGGATAATACTTGTTAAATAAAACAAATAACTCTCTAAGTGATAAATTGGCCTGTAATTATTATTATAGTATTTCAAAAATATATATGTTTTTAACAGCAGTTGTGATATATTGGGTTGATGTATTTTCTTTTGTTGTATTAGTGTCGTCACTATATACCATATACAATCAGTGATGTCCAGGTTGTAAATAAAAATGTCATATAATAGATCACGAAACTTCAAAAACTTGAGCTCATCTATGTTGACCATTTCTTTCATTATTTTATCGCAAATTATTTTATAAGGATACATCATCTCCTTAATGTTAATATTAACATTATCATTACCACTTGTATTTGTATTTGTATTGCCACTTAAATTGGCCCTTAAATTCTTGATATTTGTGATATTCTCAACCTTCATATCTGTAGGCAGCTTTTCATCGGAAAACTTCGTATAAGCGATTTTAGTAGGTCGCGCAATATGAATCGTTTCACAGCAATTCAAAATGCTGTCAGGTATGAAACTAATTTCTTCCGTTAGTATTACAAATTTGATGCTAATTACTGACGAATTGTTCTCCTGCATATAACTATAGAAGTTCTCTAATAACTCACTATGAATGTTGTGGAATTCCTTACAGACAATTATACCCGATTTCTCATTTTTTGCCGATATAATGTCTACAATTTGCTGGTAAATGTCGTGCCATAATAATTTGGAATTACAACCTAACAGTGACATATCCACTTCATAATGTATATCACTGATTTTGAAAAAATAGGTCTGCTTATTAAATACAATACTCAATTTCTTCTCATATTTGAGCTCTGAGGGACTATATTTTTTGATTGCGTGTAACATTTGACTGTATTTACCGACCCCACTGGGTCCAGAAGATTAGATTGCCCAATTTGCCAAGATTTGATGGAAATTTATTGATTGTTTTTTGTAACTTGGGGTGTAAATTATACTTATTGGTTGTACTAATGTAGTCTTCAAAATGGGTTTCTAGAAATTTCATATGATGTGTATTATAATACTGGCAAACATTCTTTATTTATGTTTTTTACTATTTAATTATATTCTTGATAAACAGAATAAAAACAAATTACTCTATTTATATAATTCTATACCAAAAATGAATATAGTAAAAACAATAGAACAATACAATGAAGACAGTGTGTATTTTTGCGATCCAATTAAAAACAACATTATGACCGATGGTAACTTTATAAGAATACTCTACTCTACACCACTATTTATTTTAAATGGAATTTATTTATCT